ACACGTGCTACCGATTATCCGCAAAGAGTGGTTTCAGAAAATTGCAGCCGTCCCTTCTCCAGCATCAGGTCTTTATGGGATTTCTACCAGCGATTCCAGCGTAGAATATTCACAGGGCTTAGGTGGACTAGGATTGGTTCCTGAATACAACTCCGCAGAAGCGGAAGGATTACCAGGCGCTATTCAATACGCAGCCTTCAATCCACTGTATGAAAAAACCTTCACACATAAGGAATATGCTCTTGGTCTCGCAATTGAACGCAAGTTATTTGATGACGACCAAAAAGGACTGATCCGCAGACGCGCTCAGGACTTTGGCACAACCTTTGGAGATACCATTGCTTACCATATGTCAAGTGTGTTCAACAACGCACTTTCTACCAGTTATCCTGGTGGGGATGCAGCCGCGTTAGTTTCAGATGCACATCCCAACCGCGCGACCGAGAGTGCAACTACCTTTGACAACAAAGGCACATCCGCTCTGTCTTATGACGCAGTTGTGACAACCCTGAACGCTGGTGCCGCGTTGACCGATGACAAGGGTTTACCCATGCCGTCACTGTACGATGTTCTCTACGTGCCCGTTGCCTTACAGGCGACCGCGTGGACTATCGTAAACTCAATGAACAAACCTGGAACCGCTGATAATGATGGTAACTTTGTTGGTTCACGCCCAATGCGTGTGATCGTTGATCCTTACCTCTCATCCTCGGTTGACTGGTTCATGGTTGACTCTGCCAAAGCACAATCTCACTTACTTTGGTTCTGGAGAGTTAATCCTGAAATTAGCCTCGATCCTGCCTCCAATTTCAATTTGGTCGCTCGCTATCGTGGCTATATGCGCTTCTCGTTCGGTTTTGACGATTGGCGGTGGATTTTTGGCCATGATGTTTAGGTCTATTCTATAAAAAATGGATTACAAAATCTGTTTTACTTGCAAACAACTCTTACCGGCTATCCCTGAGTACTTTAATAGGGATAGCCAAAAGAGCGACGGGTTTAGACCTTCTTGTAAAGAATGTAGAAACAAGAAGCGATCAGAAACTTATGCGATTAACCCAGAACAAAGAGTAAAGGCTCAAAAGCGAATGAAACAATGGGTAATGGAAAATCCAGAACGCCACAAGGCTAATAAAAGGCGAAACTATCTTGAAAACAGAGAAAGTCGCATTGAATATAGTAGACAATGGCGCGAAGATAATCCTGAATTGTATCAAAAGCATTGTTCTGGAAAATGGCAAAGGTATTCTGATAAACAAAAACAACAAGTCATTGCAAGTGTAAGAAATAGACGGGCAAGGATAAAACATAACGGTGGAACGCATACAGCTAATGATATTCAGGAACGATTAGAGGAACAGGGTTATATGTGTTTTTATTGTAACTACCCTCTCGAAAATGATTATCAAGTAGACCACTTTTACCCATTGGCTAAGGGTGGTTCGAATGATGCGGAAAACCTTGTAATTGCTTGCCCATCTTGTAACAAATCAAAATGCGATAAAGACCCGCATGAATTTATATTACAAGTATTTCAACGGGGAGGAGTAACATCCTCCCCATAAATTTATGGTAACACGCGCCTTATAAAGTGTGCGAGCTAATGGCTAATAACCTAAACCCCGCAAGGGTGCTTAGAAAGGATAAATAAAATGAGTACTACTTTTTCAGGCCCAGTTATTTCAACCGCCGGATTTCAAGGGGATGTGACAGGGGCGGTAACTGGTGCAATAACAGGTAATGTGTCCGGCGATGTGACCGGAAACTTAACAGGTAATGTGTTTGGTGGAATTGAAGAGTTGAATTCTGATGGATCATTGTCAGTCACTAAACTATTTAGTGTAGTGGGTGCTGATGGGACTGATGGATCGGTAGCAACCGCGTTTTCACTTCCCAATGGTTCAGCCGGACAGATGAAGGTCATCAAATACAATGACGGTACAGTAACAACCGCAGCCGTTGTGACACCTGCTAATTTGATAGGTGGATCAACACTAACATTTGATGCTAAAGCAGAAGCCGCTATTTTGATTAGCGACGGCAGCTCATGGCACATTGTCTATAATTCATCAACTTTAGGCTAGACATGAAACGCAATAAGCTTGCCATAGTTGGAGCGGAACAACACACCCGCGGAAACGCGCCGTATAACGATACTGAGTATGATATTTGGTCATTCTCTGATTGGTTGTTAGCGGACTGGCTGAAGAGATGTGACGCGATCATTGAAATTCACGGAATGGAAGTCTATCGCAACCATCCACGATCACCAGGGTACTGGGAAGCATTACAGCAAACACAAATACCCGTCTACATGTACCCGTTCGCAGATCCAAAGGTGCCAAATTCTATCGAATTTCCGCTTGAGGGTGTGTTAGGAATGTTGAGCAAGGCAAAAACAAACGGAAAGCCTTTCAAGAATTTGAACTGTACAACCGTTTATGCTATTGCTCTTGGGATTTATCAACAATACGAAGTCATTGATATTTATGGTGTTGAATTATGGCCTGATAGCCCATACAATAAACAGCGCGCCGATTTTGCCTTTTGGGTAGGGTTCGCGGCTGGTCGTGGTATTGAGCTTAATGTCAATTGCACCGAGAAACTATTCAACCATAAATTATATGGCATTGAGGATAAAACACCAACAGCAAAACTATTTGAGCTTATTGCAACCCTGTCAAAGCAAAAAGAAGAGGCAGTCCGAACCGCTAATACAGCGGATGGGGCACTCCAATTATTGAACAGGCTCTTGGAAGATTAACCTGTTTAGAAAGTAAGGTGAATTATGATCAATTTGTACAAAATGACAGCGACATGTGTAGGCGCTAATGGTTCGGCAGCCGGAACGGTTACGACTGAGTTTCCGATAATCGGAACTATCAGGGCAATTCATATTGACCATTCTGCTAGTGGAGCGGTAACGACCGATGTAGTAATTGCAACTGTTAACACGCCGTCTATTCCTATTTTGACGGTAACAGATAGCGCTACGGATGGTTGGTATCAACCATCTGTTCCCTTACATGACAACGCAGCCGCAGCCGTAACTTATGACGGGACAAATGAAATTTACGTACCCGTATCTGTTGTGGATGCAATCAAGGTAACAGTTGCTCAGGCAAACAGCGCTCAAACCGTAACTGTGACAATTATCTACGAGAGATAAGGTGTTAGATGACGTTCACTTATAACCCTGCACTTAGTAACGATGTCAGTCTGGTAAGATTCCATATCGGAGATACAAACGCTGATGGTGCTTTCCTGGAAGATGAAACAATAAACTATCTTGTGACCACCTATTCAGTTGGTGAGGCGGTTGTGCGTTCTATCCAGTACATCATTACACAACTTTCACAGCCTGATTTCAAACTGGATTGGTTATCTGTTAGCAATAAAGAAGCGCGAACGGGTTATGAGAAATTGTTGAAGGAAAAAGCGCAGGAACTTGGAATCAGGTTAAGCAAACTTACACCATCATCGACAATCTCACAGCCTTATCGAGCTGACAGTTATCAGGACTCGGATACATCGGTCTATGACGGGGCACCATAATGAAATTACCAAACGCCCGCCTGGTTGCACAAATACAACGCATCACAGAAAACCATGTTTATGCTGATACGGGTATATTACTACATCCTGTATCAAGTAGTCAGGATGCAGCAGGGCAACCGATCACAACCAACACAGAGACAACTGTAGATTGTAGCTTCACAGACAAACCAAACCTGGAATCATGGAGAGACTACGCGGACATTGCAATCATCAATGCAGAGGTTCGGTTCGTAGGTGCTACACCTGCTAATGGTGATTTATTCAAGATCACGGGCAGATTTGATGGTTCATCTTATACGGATGTAACTTTCGAGATTGTTGGTATCAGGGACAGGTCACCAATGGGATATGTGGTTGCATTGAAAAAGGCAGACGTCTAATGAGCATATCAATGACAGTTGACATAAAGGGACTACAAGAAGCCTTGAAAAAGATTGAGCTATCCGAAAGCGATATGATCAACTTGATTGGGGCTGGTAGTTATGTCATCAACAACGCGCAACGATTACGGGTCCCTGTGAGAACGGGTGCTACGAAAACATCGATCAAGTCTCACATTGTAGAGTCATCGAAGGAAAGGGTTGAAGATGAAGTCGGGCCGGAAACGATTTATGCACCAAATATTGAATATGGTAGACAGGACATGCCTAATTATCCAATACAGCCGTTTATCCGACCGTCGATCATTGGAAACGAGGAAAACATCCAACGACCTATCAGCATGGCATTTAAGCTATTAGTGGAGCAACGATGGCCGAGATAAAAACAAACCTGAGAACGTTCCTGCTTACCAATTCAGTGATATCAACCTTGTTTAGTACGCGTGTTTATGTTGATCACATTCCACCAGAGGCAACGCTACCACATGCGAGGATTACCAGCATCGTAGAACCTTACAGTTACACTATGGACAACAAACCAACCAGAATGCCACTAATACAGATTGATATTTTCGATGATGATATTGTGGATTGCATTACAGCAAGGGACGCTATCAAGGATGCTTTGAGTGGCTACAGCGGACAAATGGGTGACATTCAAGTAGGGTTTGTTTTTATCAACGATGTTAGGCCGCAATGGAACACGGACACAGACAAACCGCGTGAGATATTGGAGGTGCGTATTGGCACAAGTGATTAAAGACAGATACAAAAAAGTAATGTGGAAAAATATTGTACCGGTTTATGTATGTGAAGTGTGTGGCAAGAATGATGATAGTGAAGATGAAATGATCTTGCATGTACTTACACACGAGCCGGATGAAAAGCAAGAAAAAATATTGAACGATATATTAGAAAAAGGAGCAAACAATGGCACGAACAGTATTAACAGTGCAAACACCAAAAACCCCGTTCGAAGCAATAAGCGCCGGCGGAGCTGATTTTACCCTGGCAGCAAGCGATGGAACTGGCGGTAATCAGTATGCCTGTACTGGCAAAGAATTATTGATTGCCTTTAACGATGGTACAGCCGCTTACACAGTCACCATTGATAGTGTCGCGGACGAAAAGAACCGAGAGGGTGATATTACCTCTTATTCTCTGGCAGTTGGTGATTATGCAGCTTTCACCGTTGGAATGACGAATGACAAAGGCTGGAAACAGACAGGTGGAGTTATCCACGTTAACACCAATAACGCAAACGTAAAATTAGCGGTATTACGCTTACCCTAAGAAAGGAGTAGATAATGACAAGTTCAGCATTTTGGCCTTATGGCACACAATTAAAACTTGGAGATGCGGCAAGTCCCGAGGTCTTCACTAAGATTGCAGAAGTCAAGGATATTTCCCCTCCACAAATGAGCAAGGATTCAATCGAGGTTACATCACAGGATAGTTCTAACGGTTGGAGAGAATTCATCCCTGGTTGGAAAGATGCCGGAGAGGTGACTTTTGAAGGCAACTGGTTGCCAACCAACGCGACACAGGACGGCTCAACAGGTGTGTTATCTGTATTTGAGGATGATTCTAACCACAACTGGCAGATCGTATTACCGACTGCTATCGGTTTGACCATCGCATTTACCGGACATGTAACCAACTTTGAGCCTGATTTACCGCTTGAGGATGCTGGTGCAATTTCGATCACAATCAAGGTATCCGGCGCAATCAGCGGACTGTAAAAATAAAAGGGAGATAAATATGCCATTATCAAGAGATGATATTCTAAACATCAATGATATTCAGGTAAAGCTGATTGATGTGCCAGCCTGGAAAGGCAAAGTCGAAGATCCAAGTTTGTATATCCGACAATTATCACGTGGAGAACAAGACGAATATTTGAAGCGTCAATACGGTGCCACAAAGATGAAACAGGATAAACGAGCGGAGAATCAAGAGATTACAGCGATCAACCTGTACGGGCATGACGCATTTCTATGTGTCGCTGGTATTTGTGATGCAGAAGGAAAGCGACTGTTTACCCGTAACGATATTCCAAAGCTAGAGGAAAAGCTAGGCTCTGCCATTGGTTTTATTGCTGCCGAGATTGTAAAGTTTAGTGACATGACTGAAGATATTGCAGTACTGGACGAGCTAAAAAACTAACAACCGACCCTGACCGAATGTTTGAGCATCGGTTAGGGTTGGCACTCGGTAAGACTCTTGGAGAGATACGCGCACTACCAGCGCCTGAATACAGATCATGGCAGATTTTCAACCTTGTCGAACCCTGGGGCTTTGAAGATCGAGAATACCGTACGGCTATCATGCTGACAATGTTACACAACATCAACGCCCCCAAAGGAAAGCAGAAAAAAGCGGACGTTTACATGCGTAACATGTTTAAGCTTGTCAGTAAAGAGCTGATAGCGCAAAAACGCAACGAGGAAGAGAAATCACGACTTGAAAGTGAACTGGAAGAGATGAATCCTGATCAACAGCGTGAATTTTATCTGAGACAAATGCAGAACGTATTTAGGCAACCGATCATAGATAAGCGTCAAAAGAAGTAGGTGACGTATGACAACAAAGGAGGTGTACTATCACTACCGCAGCCACAATAGCGGCAAAATTAACCCTTGACCAAAAGGATTACGACAAAGGCATAGAGAACGCCGAAAAAAAGGCGTCTGGTCTACAAACCAAGTTTGACAAAATAGGCAAGGACATGATGAAAG